ACCGAACAGCTCCGCGCGGAACTCGCCCGCAAGGCCGCCGTGCGCGATCCTACGCTGTGGGCGATGCCGGGAATGCCGGACGAGCAGGCGCATCGCATTGAGGAGATGTGGTGATGGAACTGCCCGTCAAAGCCTTGTCAATACGCCAGCCGTGGGCGTGGGCGATACTCAATGCCGGCAAGGACATTGAGAACCGCGACTGGCCGACGCGCTTTGTTGGGCCTGTCTGCATCCATGCCGCGAAGGGCATGACGCGCGACGAATACGAGGACTGTCTGGCGACGGCCCATGACATCAGCCTCACGCATCCTTTCCCGCACGGTCTGACGATGCCGGCGTTCGACGAACTGTCTCGCGGCGGCATCGTCGGGACGGCTCGCATCGAAGGCTGCGTCTCCCGCAGCACCAGCCCGTGGTTCTTCGGCAAGTACGGCTTCGTGATCCGCGATGGCAGACCGTGCGAGTTCATCCCGGTCAAGGGCGAACTCGGCTTCTTCGACTGGCGCAAGAACATCATCACGCCGCAGCCGGCCAAGCAGCACGCGCAAGGGGCGCTGTTCTGATGCCCCGCGCGACGCAGGAATGGATCGGCAAGACCGACAACCACCGCGCACCGGGCAAGGTCCGCACTCGCGTGTTCGACCGTGAGAACGGCATCTGCCACCTATGCGGCCAGCCCATCCAGCACAAGCGTTGGGACCTGGATCACGTCAAGGCACTGATCAACGGCGGCGAAAACCGCGAGAGCAACCTGATGCCGGCGCATCAGAAATGCCACCGGAAAAAGACGCTGGCTGACGTTGCCGAGAAGGTGAAGGTCGCGGCCATCCGAGCCCGCCATATCGGAGCACTGGCCCCGAAGCGCCCCATGCAAGGCCGCCAATTCCCCCGCACCAAGGAGCCTCGCGCTCCAAAGCCAAGACTTCCGCCAGCACGCCTGTTTCGAGCAAAGGACGACTCCCATGCCTGACCACTTCACAGACGAGAATGAAGGCGAGCCGGTGGCGTGGCGACACCACGGGCCGATGGGCGGCTGGATAACTACTGAGGAAAAGCAGAGTTGGTCCGAACAGCCCCTCTACGCTCATCCAGACCCGGCAGTAGAGCGGCTCGAACGCGAACTGAACTGTTGTCAGATGCAGCTTACCGATGCTGAAGCCGACCGCGAGCGCCTACAGCGGGAACTGGACGAGGCGCGGGGCATCGTGCGCAACATCTACTGGATGGCGTGCCGTTATGCCGATGGCCGGAACACCTACGCGCCCGGCATGTATAACCGCGCCATCGCCAAGGCGTACGATGCCGGATGGTTGACGTTCGACCATACCGGCAGACGCTATGAGGTCCAGTACGCGCGCGACGGCATGTCGCCGGAGTGGAAAACTGCAGAGGAGCGCGCCATCTCGGCCGAGGCTTCTCTTGCGAAGGCGATCGCAGAGCGAGACGAGGCACGGGCGAAAGCCGATGAGAATTGGAAACTGGCCGAATACGAGCGCCATGACGCCAACCATTGGCATATCCAGTTCGAGGCAGCGACGAATGCGCTGAAAGACCTGACGGGCGCGTTTTCAATCTACACGGTTGAAGGCGAAGACGGCATTCGCCTTTCGACGGGTGGTAAGGTCGTCGCGAACTACAGCGAGCATTCCGAAGGTGGCATCGCGCTTCTGCGGCTCGAAGCCCGGCACCGCGCCGCCCGCGCCATCCTCGGAGACCAGCCGACATGAAGCTCTCTGACCTCATTGCTGCGTATGGCGACGACAAGGTTCAGTTTCAGAACCTAGACGAGTGCACAGACACACTCGATATGAAGGGCGGCGTTACCAAGGTCAAATTCGGCACCGAACAGCCGATCAGCCTAGACGGGCTCGAAAAGCTTGGCCTCGTGGTCTGGTTCGACCGCCAGCGCGTGGTCGACATTGTCGCGGCCGACAAGAAAGGCTCCCAGCCATGATCGACGACCGCGCCGTAGAGGCTGCAATCGCCAAGTTTGCCGAATACGGCATTGAGTTCGCATCGCCTCGCGATGGCGGCTTGGATGACCTCGAACTAGAGCGGTACAACGCTCTGTCTGACGCCCTCACCGCCGCCGCTCCCTTCCTGACACCGCAAATACCGGACGGGTGGAAACTCGTGCCGGTGGAGGCGACAAAGGAGATGATGGCCGCATTCGACGGCATGCCGTCATGGACCGAGCCGGGCGAAGAAGCTCGTGAAGTCTGGCGCGCCATGCTTTCCGCAACTCCCCCGCCACCGCAGGAGCGCACCGATGGCTGAGCCGAGCTGGCTGCGCGAGTTCGTCCGCGAGAGCAATCGCATCGAGGGCATCCTTCGCGAACCGTTGCATGAGGAAATTGCCGCTACTGATCACATCATCCATTTGCCGGTGATGACGGTCGATGACCTGAGCGCGTTCGTGGCCGTCTGCGCACCAGGCCACCGCCTGCGCGACAAGCCGAACCTCAACGTACGCGTCGGCAACCATATAGCGCCGCGCGGCGGGCCGGCAATCCGGAAGGCTCTGGAAGACCTGCTGGCGAACGCCGAGACCATCGGAGCATATCGCCTCCACGTCGAGTACGAGATGCTTCATCCCTTCACGGACGGCAACGGTCGGTCAGGCCGCGCTTTGTGGATGTGGTGGAAGCAATGCCATGCGCCCACCTATGAACGTCGGCAAGCCGAGCGCCTGCTGTTCTTACATACGTTCTATTACGAGACGCTTTCGGCAGAGCGGGAATGACCAGGCCACTAGCCCTCCCCGAGCGTCAAGTGACGGCCCTGTGTCGCGGAGCCGCGAAAGCCGGCCATGTTGCCGAAGTCAAGATTGGCAACATGGTTATCCGCCTTGTCCCCAAGACAGATGCACAGCCCGAGCGGCCAATTGAATCGGAAGAGGATATCCGGCTGTGACCGAAGGCATGCCGAGAAAGCTGCCTCTGTTTGTCGTCCGCGAACGCTCGCGCCACGGGCGGGTCATGTTCTTCTTTCGTCGTGGCAAGGGCAAACGAACGAGATTGCCTGATGAGTATCCGTCAGCCGAGTTCGACACGGCATACCAAGCCGCGCTGGCCGGGAAACCCAAAGTCGTCCGCGCCGCCTCCCCGTCCGACAGGCTGGAATGGCTGGTTGCCCGATTCCGGGAAAGCGGCAAATGGGCAGGCGTTTCCCCTGCCACGCGGAGGCAGCGCGAATTACTCTACCGCACGGCAATGGCTAACGGGAATCCTCGCTTCGCCGACATCGAAAAGCGGCACATGCAAAAGGCCGTAGACGAGCGAGCGGCCACCCCGGCGCTCGCAAAGAACTTCCTGAAGCCATTGAGGAATTTCGTGCGCGCCCCGCACCTTTCATCTCCCGTTCCCCTTGGTGGAGGGGTAGGCTGTGATTCGCGGCGATGATGCTATCTCCGTTCAGAGCACGCCAATGACCCGCCAAGAACAAGTCACCCTCACCGCAGGAGCCGCGATCATCGTCGCGGTTGCTGTCCTGGGCGGACATGAAGATGTGGTGCGTTCCGAACCGCTCTATGAGCATGTCGAGAGATAGCTCAAGCGCATGACCGCAGTTCTGGCCGGCGCAGTGTGCGATTAACCCGTAGTGATGGTCGCGGAGATCGCCTAGTGTCTCGATTGCGCCTCTTGTATTTGCCCGTGTCGGTCATGACGCAGAGAGTGTGACTTCTTTGCGGAAAATGCAAAGAATGCATAGTGCTCCCGGAATCGTGGAGGGAAACTTGAACGCCGCAAAACAGAAAGGTCCGCGTGAGCGCGCCGCTCGCGCCTTGTGCACGGCCCGCGGCCTACCGGAGAATACCAAATTCGAAGGCCGGCCGATGTGGGAGAGCTTTTTACCGGAGATCGATATCGTACTGAAGGCTGCGCTATCAATCGAAAACTGGAGGCGGATTCACGGCGGCCAGGAAATCTGACACCGGCCAGAAACGCAGAAAGGCCGCCGCTCCCCGCTCCAACGGGAAACGACGGCCAGTCTTGGGGAATCCGCGAGCGGTAGGGATAGCCGGTCGCGGCACTCTATTGCGCGGGTGCGGGCCCGCGATCAGCGCGGTATGCGCCGATTTCAGGGAAGCGACGGGCGCTCCTGGTCCATGCGGTCAAGCCGCTTGTCGATGTCGGCGAAACGCTGGTCTATCGCCTTGAGGATCACGTCCTTTTCGGCTCTTGGCGTCAGATCGGCGCGGATGTCGGCAATCGCCCGCTCCATGCGTGCGCGATCCTCAGTGCCTCTCGCCGCCCTCGCCTCCAGTTCCTCGCGAGGGACCGTTCCGCCTCGTAAGTCCTTCATGTCCGCCTTGATCTCGGACAGGTTGCCGAGGACCGGGAGATACAGCGCGCCGCCTATGCCCATGAGCACAGAGAACGCCACGCCGGCCGCCGCCCAAATGACCGGCCACGGCGTCTTCTCGCTGGACCGCAGCTCATTGGACAGAGAGGTCAGGTGGCTGTTGAGACCGGCAAAGCCAGACCGCATTTCCCCTTCGAGATGGACGAAGCTCGTGCGGAGATTCGTCACTCGCTCATCGAGGGCTGCGTATCTGGCCTGTGCGTCGAAGCTGCCGTTCGTCATCTCATCCGCCATCGGCTTCGACCTCGGTCATGCGCCGCCGGGTTACTTGGCGACCGGCGGTTGGGGCTTCACGAGGCCGGTGACCCCGTCCCGCGTGATGTTGATGCCGAGCTTGAGCAGGCTTTGCACCAGCACGAGCGCGCCGACGATCTTGACCGTCACGGCAGCGTCGAAGCCGAACACGGTCCAGTCGAACGTGACCAGCACGCCGATGATCAGGAAGGCGATGTTGAGGATGTTGTGGAAGAGGTTGGCGTTCATGGCAAAAGGCTCCTGAGGTTGAGGTTCAGGGCCGGGGTCGTCCGGCATATGGTAGGGGCGCAGCATCAGACCGCTGCCATTTTCAGCGCGGCAGCGCGCACCGACTTGACGCGAGATGCCCAGCCCTTGCCGAAGACCGGCCAGGTGCTCAGCCCGTGCAAAAAGGCCAGCCGCTTGTCGCAGAGGGCATTGATGACCTGTTGCCGAGGGAGCGCCCGCGCGGCCTTGAGCGTGGCAGGGCCGATCTTGCCGTCTTGGACCGCGCCGACGATTGTCTGCAGGAAGCGAGCCGCGCGCCCAACTCCGCTGTTCACGGCAAGGTCGAAGACGGCGTAATCGATGCCGTCCGGCAGTTCAGCGCCGACAACAGCATCCCAATACTGCCGGCGATAGACGACGCCCGCCTGATCGTCGGTGAGTGCCTTCAGGTCCTTTATCGTGCCGGCTGGCTTCACGTAGCGGCGAAAGGTCGCCAGCGTGACGCCCTTGTTGGTGGCCCCGCCGGGGTCTTTCGGGTTGTTGACGTAGCCGCCCTCAAATCTAAGTACAAGTTCCAAACTGCGTTTGAAGTTTCGGTCCATCTCTAGTAACTCCAGTGTTCTGGTACGAGGCAAGGAGCCGGTTATGATTATTGAGACTTGGGGTGCAGTACCCGACGTGACTGGATACGAGGTATCCGATCAAGGGCGTGTCAGAACACGAGACCGCCGTGTTCCTTACAAAGACGGCCGTGTAGCCCTATTTAGAGGGCGTGAATTGTCGCTAATTCGCGGAGCGAACGGGTACATTGCTATAGTTCTACCGCAAGGACGGCGCGCTTTGGTTCATCGCCTCGTGGCAGGAGTGTTTTTGCCGAAGCCGGAAGGCTGCAACTTCATCAACCACAAGAACGGCGACAAACGAGATAATCGGGCAGAAAACTTGGAATGGGTGACAATGGCCCGGAACAACCGCCATGCGCGTGAGACTGGTCTCAACCGGCAGCATGGCGAGAATTGCAATCTGACCAACTACGGTGCGCAGCTTGTTGCCGCGTTGAAGCGTGTTCACGAGCGTTTTCAGTGCTCGAACCGCGAGCTGGCCCTTCTATTCGATATGTCCGAAATGCAAGTCGGCGACATCCTGAAAGGACGGACCCGCGCCCAAGGGTAACAATCATCATACTTCCAGACGAGCCTCAGCGAGGCCGCGAAGTTGCGATCCATGGCAAGCCTCTAGAGTTTCGAGCCGGCTTCAAAAAAGCCGTCGATCTGCTCAGCCGTGAAGCCGAGGGCTGCAAAACCGGCCTGCATGGCCGGCTCGTCACGCTTGAATGAGCCGCTTTCGTTGAATGCGATCTGCAGAAGCTTCGGCTGCGCCGCCACCCACACGGCGACCTTCGACGTGAGACCGGAAAGCTCGAGCTGGATGAAGAATTGCCGTCGCGTCAGTGCATCCGGCCTGGCTGAATTTTCCTGCGGCAGATCGATTTCAGGCGCCGCAAAGTCCCTACCGTCATAGCTCCACCCGACGCTCACATCATCGGACGCTTCGATCTCATCGTCGCGCAATTCGTCCACGACGATGACGTTCACGACCTTGCCGTTTTCAATGATCGCTGCGCGCATCACCTGTACTCCCAGACCACGACGAGGCCCTGCGTTCCGGCACCGCCAGCGGCCGACGAGGACGAGTTCACGCCACCGCCACCGCCACCGCCTGAGCCGTAGCCGGTACCCGCGCTGCCTGGACTATTGGAACCGCCCGAGGTGCTGCTGGCCGCACCGGGCGCATCGCCGCCAGCGCCGTACGGACCGCTTGCGCCCTTGCCCGCCCTACCGAGACCGGCTGCGCCACCAGCGAGGATGTTGATTGATTCGGTGAGGCACCAGTCGCCAGCCTGACCTTGCGTATTCACGTCGCCGCCGGACGCGGTTCCGCCTGAACCACCAGAGATAGAATTAATGGTGGTGATGCCGCCGGTCGAGCCGCCGCCGCTGCCACCATTGGCGGTCAGGGTGTTCGTCCCGTCTGACCAAGATGAGTTGCCGCCGTTCCCGCCGGCCGCGCCGGCCGTGTTGGCGGATGCGGCACCGGCCGCGCCGATTGTGACCGTCCCTGAGGCGATTCCGGTGGCGGAGAAGAACTTGTTCGCGTAGCCGCCCGCGCCGCCGCCCGAGCCGGACGCCGCCTTGGCCGCCCCCCCAGCCTGGCCAGAACCGCCGCCGCCGCCTGCACCAATCACCTCGACGAAAGCGAACCGGGTGCGCACGTCGAATGTGTGAGTGCCGGAAGACGTAACGAACGTTCGCTTGAAAAGACTGCCCGGCCGGTATGGCGGCATATACTGGATGCATCGCCAGTTGCCTGCGCCTTCTGACACCATGATCGCAATGGCGCCGGCTTCCGTTTTGATGTTCGCGGCGTCGGGAAGGATTAGCGACGTGGCGTTGTGCGTCAGGGTCAGCGCAGCGTCGAATTCGAGGATATAGACCTGACCGGCCGCCACCGTGCCGAGCGCCGTAATGCTGGTCGTTCCGGTGATGTGGACGTAGTTGCCGGTCGCTGCCGAAAGGTCGGTCGTGGACGCCGACGCGATGTCGGCGCCCTTGAAGTTCGCCTTACCCATCTGGGTGGCGATCTGCGCCATCAATTCCCGGAAGAGGTCGTCGATGGTGTTGGCCTGCGCCGTACCCTGGGTCGAAAGAGCGCCCAAAGTCGTGTTGCTGCCGGCCGTTGTCGACCAGTCTGTAACTGCCATGATCGTGTCCTAGGTAAGTGGTCTCAGTAGAGACCAACGCCCTTCGAGTAGCGGTCACGCTCTGCGTCGGTGAATCCGCCGCCGTTGCGATTTCCGCCGAAGAAGCCTTCCAGCGCTCGCGAGATGTCGCCGAAAATCCCGCCAGCGCCGTTGTTGTAATGAATGCCCCTGACCGAGCCGTCCGGCCCGACGACCTCGGTCCAGCCGTAGCGGGCCGAATGACGAAGCCCCATGCCGTTTCCGAGAGACGTGTAAGTCGAACCGTTGCTTGCCGTTCCGGTGGCGCCTCGGGGGCCGTGCATGGCGCTCTCAATGCCCTTCAGTCCAAAGCCGGTCGAAAACCGCTCGCTCTCGGGCATCGCTTCGTCGAACTGCGGGCCGAAATCAAAACCGACATCGGCACCGAATGCCGGCGACATTCCGAGGGCGAAACCGCCCAGCATTCCCGGAACGCCCAGCATCTTGCCGCCGATAAGCGCATCCTTGAGCGCCGTCTTCATATGTGGCTTGGCCTTGTCCCATGTACTGGGCGCGGCCGGCGCTTTCGGGAACGAAGCAAAGTCCATGCCCGACATCGGCGTGTTGCTGAACAAGCCTGGATCGGGCGAGACCATGTTTGCGGGTGCCGCATTCGGGACCGGCGCAACAATATCCGCATTTATCGCGTAGGCTGGCTTCAAGTCCTGCTGTGGTAGATTGGGCGGCGCAGGCTTGGTCATTCCCGCCAGCATGTTGTCGAACGTATTTGGCGCGGCGGGCGGCGTGTCCAGCGCGAGCGAGGTGGACGCTCCCAGCGACGGTGTCAGGTTGCCTTGCGCGGACGGGTTGAAGTCGGGCGAAAAGCTCGCGTTGGTGACTGAGTATTCCGGGCGCGATAGCGCGATGTCGGGAAACGCCGCGTCTGGTAGGGGGCGATCAAGCGGGGCATCCATGCTCTGAGGCAGGTTGCGGTCATAGAACGAGTCCGGCATGAGGCCGAACTGGTGGGCTTCGGCAAACTGGTCCGCCATCGGGGACCCGATATTGCCCCACTGGTTGGCCTGTCCGGGACCGGGCTGCACCTTGTCGAAGTGCATCGCCGTGCCGCCCATGTAATTCGTGCCGAGGCCGGTGCCGAGCGCGCCCTTAGCCTGTGCTGCCTGTGCTACATCACGAAACGCTTGCGCATCGTCCCACGCATTAAGTTCGCGACCAGACGGGTCGATGATGCTGAAATCTGCCGCCAGCCCCGTTTTGTGGCGGTTCGAGCCAAATTGCGGCAGGGACCGTTCCGGGTTAGCAAAGTCGGTTTCGGTCCCGGACGTCACGTTGACCGAATAGCCGGGGCCAAGAACGTCATGAACAGCCGCACGGATGGTATCCGTGATGGATGAGCTTGGCGCGTTCGGGCGATGAGGCCCCATGCCATAGGATAGGTCGGCCAAATTGGTCCTGACCGACGCTTGATCGTCGGGCGACAGGTCGGACGGAACGTCCCCATAGAGCCCATTGGGAGCCAAGGCAGCGAGGCCCGGCCCCGGAACTGCCGTCGTCTCGACGCTCGACGGCGGCACGAGGTCCGAATAGGCACGCCCCGCAGGCCCGGCATTGGCAGACGGCACCATGGACGGCGAGAAGGCCCCTGTCGTGGCAGCCATCTCATAAGGCGGCGAATACTCTGCCGTGATGGCTTGAGGCACCCTGAAACCTACCGATGTCCTTATCGGGCGGTTCGCCGGATCATCGAAATAGATGTGGCCGGTCGTCTGCCCGACTTGGGCAAGGCCCGATGGAAGATTGCCGGCTGCGTCGGGCGTTGCGTAAAACGTCGCCCGGTGGACCGGGCCGTTCGTCTTCACCATGTCGAGCGCGGACTTGGCGAGAGCGCGATAGCGGTCCACACCTGCCGGGAGCGCCCTGTTATAGGCGCTGAACTGCCCCGGTGCGGCGACGACCTCCTCCGGCGTCACGCCGAGTTTGCGCGCGCGGTTGTCGATCACGCTGGCGATCGCCAGCATGTCCCGAAAGCGCTCCTCCGGCGTGCCATAGGTTGCTTCGCCGAGGATCACATCCTCGACGGTTCTGGCTTTCATGGCGGTGACCTGCTATATGCGGGCGTGCGATTTCCCTACCGAACGATGCAATTCACCGTGGCGCTGGTGGTTGGTTGCGCCTCGATCTATGCGGGCAGGAAGCTCGACTATCCGATCAATCCGATGATTATTGCCGCGTGGAGCGGCTTCGCGGCCCTTGGGTCGACGTATCTCGTTCTCTGGCTAACGGACTGGCGCGAGCGCAGGTTGGCGCGCCGATTGCAGTCCGGACGAAGCGGTGACCCCGATCCGGGCAAGGCGCTCCAGTTCAAGCGCCCGAAGCGCCTCGGCAGCACCTGGAGCAGATAGACCGCCGCCCCTGATTGCGCCCGACGTGGTTTCCAGCGCTTGTTCTGTTATCCGAGGAGAGAAGAACTTCGCGGCGGTGCCGGCACCAGCCAGCCCTATCCCGAACGGGGTGCCCAATTGAGACCCGGTCGCAATTGCGCCGATGGTCGGCAGGAAAGCCGCGTTGCCCGACAGGCTGGATAGGTCAAATCCGAACCTGGACAGTGTGAGCAGACCCTTTCGTCCGTTCGCAACCTCGAGGAGAGCCGCACGCTCGGCACCCTTGAAAATACGGCCAGCATTGCTTTTGAGCAGGTTGCGAAGGCCTTGGCGGATGCCAGCCTCCTGACCGGCGGCGTAAACCTCGGCATTCCGCAGCACGCCTTCAATGCGGCGGTTCTTGATGTTGCGCAGCGCTGCGTCTTTAGCGCTGGCGCGGAGCGCATTTACTTCGTCCTGAGCGAGACCGGCGGTGCTGGTCATTGGCGCTGTCGTTTCGAAATCATCAAGCTTGTCACGCAAGATAGAGAGCGCTTTGCCTTCGATGCCCGCCGTGCGGTCGCCTTTCGCCATCGCCGCCGCCGCGTCGTCGGCAGCGGCACCGATCTGGATCGAAAGCGCGTTGATGTCGTTGAAATCGGGAACCGCGCCTTTGGCCACTTCTGCGGTCAACTCGTCAACCAGATCAAATGCCTTTGGCGCAAGCGAGCGGCGCATTCCGGCCTGTTTAAGTGCTGCCGTCATGTCGCCAACGGTCTGACCGTAGGCCTGCGGATCGTAGGTAATGCCCGCATTGCGCAGTTGCGCATACAGATCGTCTGTCTGTTGCTTGAGCGCTTCCGCAGTCGGAGCCCCCTCGGCTGCTTGTGCAGTCGCGCTTTTGGCGGGATTGCCTGCTGCCGCGACGCCCCCGGCCAACGCGCCAGCAAAGCGAGCGTAAGGCTCGTAATCTTGGTAGCCGGTGGCACGCGCCACTTGCCCCGCTGTTTCAGACGCCAGCGGCGGAACGATCGCCATTGCCACCTTTTGGCCCATCGAGCCCGGCGAGACCATTGCAGCCGGCGCAAACTGTCCAACCGTGCGGGCGTACTCGCCAGCCAGCGTTTGCGGCGTATGCCCGAATAGATCATCGGCGCCGGCTGCCTTTACCATCGGATCAGTGCCGGCTTGGATTTCCTTGGTGCTCGGCAGGAAGCCGGTCGGACTGAAGCGGCGTCCCCACTTGGCCACCGATTGCTGTGTTCCCTCGCTCGCGCCAAGCTTGCCAGCGAGCCAGCCAGCCATATCCCCCTGCATCTGCGCAGCATCACCGAATTGGCCAAGTCCCGCTTCGATGCCCTGACGAACGCCCGTGACCGCGCTGCGGCCAGCATCCTCGGCCATGCCCTGCCGGACTGGAAACTGCTTCTGGATCGCCGCCTTGATTTTGTCGTCTGGCGTGCCGTCCGGGAACTCGGCAATCGAGCCGTCCGGCAGTTCGATTTCGATCATTCGAGTTCGCCGGTATTAGGGTTGTAGCGGCGGCGCGGCTTGTCCGTGGTGGCGCCACCGCCGGGAAGCGGCTGAACGGCACTGGCCGGCGCATCCTCGCCGAAGTCGCGCGCATAGGCCTGCCGGCGCGCATCCTTGGAATTGGCGAGGATAAGCTGAAGACGTTCAAGATTGTACAGGATTTCTTGCGGGTCGTTGGCCTGGTCGAGACTGCCGAACACCGCTTGAAGCAGGAGATTTTCCTGCTCTGACACGGCGCCGAGAGCGCCGCCCGTAGGCGAGGCTTCGCGCATGGACTGAAGCTTGTCGAAGCCGACATTGGCCTTGATCGTATCGAGGCGCTGCTTAAGCCGGAAAGCCGGCGTGCCGGGGAGCGAATTTGCGAGACCGCCGACGAGTCCCGTGGTCATGTTCGGGTTCTGTCGGATCATGTCGACCGAGCGCTTGATGTCGTCGTCGACGATTACGCGCTGGTTGTCGAGCGCGTCGAGGGCGTTGAGCGCCTTGGACTTGCGCTCCGGCGCCTGCCCCGCGTACGTTCCGGCCGCCCCACCTGCGCCCTTGTCAAAGGCTTCCTTGTAGTTCTCCTTGGGCATGTATCCGACAATCGAGCCGGAACGCTTGTCCTGAAGCGCCCAGCGGTCGCCAAGGTCGATCTTGTCCACGCCGGTCGAAGGCTTGAAGCCGGGCGGCGTTTCAATTTGCTTGAACGAGCCGTCGTTGCCAAGCGTGCCAAGCGCTGGATTGCCGTCCGGGCCCGTCCCCCAGATCGGATTCAGTGCGTATTGGGTGTCGCCCCCCATCTTCTTTTTCATGGCGACGCCAAGCACATCCTCAACCGACGCCCCCGCGTCCACGAACGGCGCAAGGTCCGGGAACTGCCCCTCGATCAGGCTCTTGGCCCTGTCGCGCTGGCGGTTCTTGCCGATGACGCCAAACATGCTGGCGAAGCTCTCGGCAGGCGTTCCGCCCGACAGAAGGGCAGCCGCGATGTCAGGGCTGGTGAAGTCCTTGAAGCGGTCGAGGATGCTGCCGCCGCTCGCCTGCTGGGGAGGAGGAGGCGTCATAGCTGACGCCAGCGCTCCGCCGCGAAACGACTGCGGCTGACCCATCAGCATAGGCATGAGAAGACCGTATGGTGCTGCCATGGCTTAGAACCCGAGCAAGTCGGCCAGACCAAGGCCGCCGCCTAGAATTTGAGCCCAATTCGTGGGCTGCTTGGTCGTGCCGGTGCTGTTGCCGATCTGCGTACCGGTCTGATAGTTGGTGCCGTAGCCCGAAAGTCCCTGCAGCAATTGAGCGAGCGACGAGAGGTTCTTGCCCGGCGCACCGAGACGATTAGCCGTATCGGTCTGGTAGGCCGTCCCGACGTCCGCAATGGTCTTCCACGGGTCGAGCGTGGCCTGGTACATCGACGGCACAGAGGTGATCGCCTGCATCCGGCGGTCCCGGTTCGATGCGTCAATGGCCGTGCGCGAATTGAGCGCGTTGAGCCCGGTGGTTAGGCCCGCCTGACGCTGTTCGTCCATAAGCTGGTTGGCCTGCACCTGGCGGTCGCGCTCGTTCTGGTACTGCTGGTAGCGCTGTTGGGCTTCGAGGTCTCCAACGGTCCGCGCCACCTCGGTCTGCGCAAAATCGCCGCCGTACCGACCGCGCGCGCCAGCGGACATCCTGGCGGCCGTTGCCGCGTTGTCCGTCGAGCGGGCGAGAAGACGCTCGAAATTTGGGTCGGCGCGATTGAGGAATGCGCCCGACGCCACGTCGCCGAGGTTTTTTTCCGAATAGGATGGCAAGAGCGCGCGATTGGCGATTGTCTGCTGGCCGGCGCTGCGGACATCGGCGGCACCGGAGCCCAAGGCCTGGAGGCGCTTGAATGCATCTGTCAGACCCGACCGGCCGGCATAGGCTGTGTTCTTCAGACCGGTAAGCGCCTGGTTGGCAGTGCCCGACATCCCCACATAGGGATTGAGCGAGTTCGTCTTGAACAGGCTTGTCGCGCGCTTCAGGAGATCGTCGAGCGCTCCCGTGGCCTTTGGATACGGGCCATTGATGGTCGTATTGGTGTAGCCGGAATTGTTGGTCTGCGTCTGCTTCGTGCCGCCGCCGCTCATAGTGGCACCTCATAAACGATGGCGACCGCGCGCGCCTCTGGATAGAGTTTCTTCATGCCGGGCCGCGCCTCATCGAGAAACCGTTCGGCCCCGCCGTCGCGGCCGATCTTCTTGGACAAATCCTGCATCTGCGGAAACCACTCCTCCGCCCGCTGGCCATAGAAGGCGAGGCCCCGCAGGACACGCCCATTGTCCTGGAACTGGAGAATGCAGGCGCCAAGAATCCGCTCTCCCTCATAGGCCACGAGGAGGAAGGCGCGGGCGGCGCGGCAGTCCTGCCACAAATGGCCCGGTCGAACCTCGCTGCCCGTCGCGGCGCAGCTCTCTGCAATCCCGTCCTTGATATGCGGCCAGATCAGATCGACGGCTCCGGGCGCCGCGCAGATTATTTCCACCATCAGGCCGCCTTTACCGCACTGGGGGTTGCGATGGCGAAATAGGCCGTGGCGATGAGCCTGCTGTTGGCCTCCGCCACCGCCTTGATCTTGCGGACCTTCTCCTGCGTTCCGAACACATGAGGATCGTCGATCATCACCGAGTCGTCGGCGGCGATTATGTCCTGGAAATACTGGGAGTCGGTCGAACCGTCGTACGTGTAGAGTTTCAGCCGGCAGGTGTTCGCCGTATCGATATTGCAGACCCGGATACCGACCAGCCGATGCAGCGCTTTGCCTGTCGGCGATGCCACATAAACACCGCCAGTCGTCACCGCGACGGGGATGCCGGGCTGAAGAACGCCGTCGAAGTTATAGTTCGAACTCATGACCTACCCGTCTGCGTCCAGACGCTTTCCTGGTCATCGATGCCGGCTAGCGAATTCCAGTCCGTGCCCTCGGGGATATTCACCCGGAACTGGTGGAACCGGCCGTCATCGAGCGTCTTGAAAATGCCGGTGCCGTCGCTCTCGGCCATGTACTCGCTCGACCAAGTGGTCGCTTGGCCTCGCCGGTCGGCTACGCCCACTTGCACGGACACGTCGGTTGGATCGAGGTCTCCCGAAAGCGACACTTCCTGCACGAGCGACCGGTAGCCCGGCGTGAGCTGGATTTTCGGCGTCTCCAGCGTGGCTTCGAGATTGGCCCCGGTGAAGAACGCCATTTTGTGGTCAGTCTTGAAGGCGCCGATGGTCGGCTTGCCGCCGGAGAACAGCCGGGAGTCGAAAGGCTGGTCTATGGCGTCAATGGACGAATAGAGCGTGGCCAGGCCGTCGATGGTAATGCCGGCCGTGGCCAGCGCGACGATCTCCTCGACGCTTAGATCGATGCTGAACCACCGCCCCGGCCTTCCATCGGAGCCGGTCAGGACATAGTTCAGGCCTATGGTGCCGAAAGTGCCGTCCGTCTTCGGGTACTGGACAATGACCACCTTGCGGAACGGGTCGAGGAAGGCGCGCACCGCGCCCAAATTCTCGCGGTCGACCTCGGAGGGAATGCCGTCTGCGTCAGAGCCAAGAAACCAGCGATCGACCCGCTCGTTTCCAACCGGAATGTCCTGCCCGTCCGCGAAGATGTAGAACCCGTCATCCGAGAGGTAGAAATACTGCCCCGGCGCAATGGCGACGATGCAATATGGTGCTATTGCGCCCCGCGCCTCATTGACCGTGACGATGTCGAAGCCGGCGGAGTCCGCCGTGTAGATCATCGCCTTGATCTTGGACCGCTGGAAGACGATGGCGCCCTTATCGTTGCCAAATCCGCCCTGCACTTCGCCGCCATCCGGCAACTCCTGTTTCCAGGCGCCGCCGATGCCCCGCGTCCAAGACTCCGTGTCGCCGTAGGCCGACCATTGGAGAAAGTTTGGCTCATTGGCGAGGTTGCCCAGCACCACGAATTCCGAAGCCGTCCAACTGAATTTTGCCTTGGGAGGACTGCCAGGCAACAGTGCGAAATTGCTGCCGCTGTTGACGTCGAGGTACTGGATGTCATCGTTGATGTTATTGGCGATCAGGCGCCCGCCAACCGGCGTGAAGCACCAGCGGTCGGTGTTCGGGACGCTATAGTTGCCGCCAGACAGGCGGGTGTAGTCAGTGAAGCCGTAGAGAGCGGTCGACGTGTCGAGCTTGTAGAGCTTCTGCTGGGTACCTACGAAGGTCGCCCACGACCCAGAAATCGTCCTGACCGCAATGGCGCCCTTGCACGCGAGCGGCAGAGCACTCGATACCGTCGTCAAGCCGGGAAACGGCCCCCATCCGTCCGTCACCGGCTGGCAGTTGTTGATGCTCCGCGAAGCGCTCAGAGCATACCCTGAGCGATCCGGCGCAAAGTCCGGGAACAGGATCATTCATTGCCCGTAGGTGATGTCGAACGCCGAACCGGAGCCCATCAGCAGGCCGGGATCGACCTCAAGCTCGCCATTGTTCTGCCGGCTGATGTAGCCTTTGACCTCGATAAGGCCTCGCTCGAGCACGGTGGCCCATTTCCCGGTCTTGCCGTCGTCGTCGGTCAGCAGCGCGCCCCACACGATGCAGGCGGCGAGATAGACGTCGGGATGGTTGTCGAGGAGCCAGTTGGTGTCCCCGTCGTTCACGAGGCTGAAGCGCTGGCGGAACTTGAAGCGGAAAGAATAGGCGCTGTCGAGCGGGCAGTTGAAATTCAGATTGTCGCCGGCCATCGCATAGAGGCTGGGGAATGACGCCGTGGACGAGTAAGGGAACGTCCCATCCTGACGACGGTATATTTCCACCTCATTGCCACCCGTGGGCACCAGGAACAGGCCGACCGGCTCGGCGACAGAATAGCCCGATATGTCGATGCTGCGGCTACTCAGCGTCCCGGTAAGCGTCTGCTGTGTCAGCACCTCGCCCAGCTCGCGATTGAGCGAGCTCTCGGCCAGCGTAATGCAGTCATTGGCGTTCGTGCTGATCGAGGCGCGCTTCAGCCACACACCGAGCGCGGTTTTCAGCTCACTTTTGTTCGAGAATGGCATCAGTCCGCCTTGCTCCCGCCTGGCTGGCGCATCATGAATTCATGGAAATTGCCGGCGAAGGCGGTGCTCGCCGTATGGTGCACAATATCCAGATCGGGGACGATCCAGAGTTCGCCGCCGAGGGCGATCCAACGGCGGCTAAACGCGTAGTCCTCGCCGTACCAGACGCCCTCATGCGCACCGTGATTGAAAAGGTCGACGGAGGGATTGTAGGCCTTGCCGTACACCAGCTCCGGGTAGGCCTTCATGAAGCGCTCGACGGCTTCCTTGGTGACCTTGAGAAAGCCGGCGGGAACACGATCCGCCTTGATGCATCCGTCGCCCCGCACGATAGGCCGATGCTCAGGGCCGTCGATGAGTGCGCCCATGTACTCCTCATCGGTTTTCTTGAACCGATAGACGCCGGCAACGACATCGCCCGGCGTTTCGATGAGCTTGAGCAGATCGGTCGGTTTCCAGCTCAGGTCGTAATCCAAGAACACAATCACGTCCGCATTGGCGTCGAGCGCTTTGCGCAACATGATCGAGCGAGCCGACGAGATGTAGGGGTTGCCGCGTTCCTCGACGCAGCCTTCCTGCCACCCTGCTTCGATGATGAGCGGGATGGATTTCTCCAGCGCCGCCATGAACGGCGCGGTTGGCCCATTGAGGGAGGGGACGCAGAAGATGACCTTGCGCGTCCCCATTGGCTTGTTCAAGCGGAGCCCTTCCACAGGCCAAGGGCCGTGAGGGTGTTCATGATCTCCTGGATCACGGCCAACTGCGTTGCGCCGAACGATGCGGACACAGCGATGTTGGTGGTGACCTGGTTCGACGATGCACGCTGAGCGACCGGCGTGACACCGTAGAACGAGATGGGGTCAGAAGCGTTCTGACCGAGAATCTGGCCGGCTGGGTTGCCGTCCGAGAGCTGGGTTTCGCCAGACATTGATGTTTCTCCGATGATTGAGGGAAAGAAGGCGGCCCGGAGGCCGCCCTAAGATCAGGTGCCGGAGAACCGGGTGGCCAGACGCGGGTCAATCAGCTTGCGGCCGTAGAGCACGTCCAGACGCCACTTGCTGATATCGTTCACCCCGTCATAGACCGGGATGACGCGGACGCTGACGCCCTTGTAGGAGCGGCGCGAGCCACGGTCGCCGACCGCATCCGGCATTTCCATCGGGACCATCGCAAGCGCGAAGGCGTTCTTGTGGAACGCGACGTTCTGGCGATAGACGGCCGATGCCGCACCGATGATGGTGATCGTGTTGTCGTCCATGTCGGACGTGAACTCGACCGTCTGGTGCGGGCCGGAAGTGATGATCGGCGGCGCGATGGTGAGCGCGGTAGTGCCGCCGGAGGCGTGCGCCGTGGTGTCCGACATGACCACGAACTGCTGCAGGATGGTGGTCCGGCGCTTGGTCTTCGGGTTGACCATGTAGCAGTCCTGGATGGTGAAGACCTGCCCGGCAACGATGGTCGCCGAGTTGTCCCAACCGTCCGTATTCAGGGTCTGCGTCCAGGTGTCCTTGGCGGTGTCGTAGGTGACCTGCTGTGCGGCACCCTTGACCAGCGGCGTGGTGTTGTCCGCCGTACCGTAGCTCTGCGTCGGAACGACCTGGCTCATGTAGACGTCCAGACCGCCGATGTTGCCGAGATTGCCCTGACGATAGGCCTTCTTGGCATCTTCGGAGATGTACAGGCCGGTCAGGTTGCCCAGCATGCCGGCGTGATCGTTCGGATTGAGGATCGCGAACCGATCGGCCTGCGGGATCGCCATCTCGTTCATACGCTCCGGCGCCTTGAAGAAGTCGGCGAAGGAGTCGACCTGCGTGTTCGGCGTACCGACGTAGTTGTAGACGTAGGGCAGGAACTGCGACATGCAATCGTAGGTGATTTCGTTCACCAGATTGCTGATCGCCGGACGAAGGACGCGCTCGGCAATGTCGTTGATGTCGAGCGTCAGCTCGGTCGAGGTGAACTTGAAGTCCACACCCTTCTGCTGATCGACGGTCAAGGCGACCTTGCCTTCGATGACGTCCTGCAAATCCATCGTCGCGCCGGAGCGGATGGTGAAGTCGGCAGGGCGGCGGATCGAGATCGTCGCTCCCTTGCGGTAGCCGTTGACGGTCTTGTCGTATTCGTCCTCGTAAGGACGGTAGAACGTGCTGAGAATACCCAGCTCGTTTTCGAGGATCATCAAGCTCTCATTGGCTATGACGTCCGCGGTCAGTTTGCGGTTGGCCATGATAGTGCTCCATCGGGCCGGAGCGGCTCTGTGGCCGCCGGCTCAGGGACAGGGCGTCGTCGCGACGCTCTATCGGGTGGTGAGGTTTAGCCTCCGCCGACCCCGCGCTTGCGGGCCGCCTTGTAGGCTTCGAAGTCGGTCGTCGCGAGGTTGGTGCGGCCTTGGCCGTTGGTCTTCGCGCTTACCGTTTCCGTCGCTTCAGGGGGCGGCGTTGCGGGTGTCTTGGGGGCTGATTGGCGTTTCAGGACTTCCTCGCCGATCCTGGCCAAGCGGGCGAAGTCATAGAAGATCGGGCTCATGTACTTGGCGATGTCGGTGTCCGACAGCCCCTTGCTCTGAGCGAACTCGATGACCTGCTTGTCCATATCGGGCGACCAGCCCTTGATCTTCCGCGCGTGTTCCTGGGTTTCCTCGATGCGCTTGGTCAAATCCGACTGCGCAGCCTGAGACCGCTTGGTGTTATGCTCGGAAATCTTTCCCGTCAGTTCGCGTTCGGCGTCCTTCAGGGCTTGCAGGTGGAACCGATGCTCGGTCCACTTGCCGTAGTCTGTCTGGCGCATCTGCGCCCACTGCTCGTCCGTCAGCTTGCCGTAGCTTTCGAGCTGAGACTTGACGTTGCGCAGCGTGGCCCGCGTGTCGAGTTCTTCTTCCGTGGCCTTGGCCTGCTCGTCGAGGCGTAGGGCGCGCTCGTCGAGTTCCTTGGCTCGCGTGGAATTGGTCTGCGACTTGCGGGTGTAGTCGACGTCCATATGCTGGAGCTGGTCCAGCTTGGCCTTCAACGCTCTCGGTACTTGGTACTGCTTGCCTTCGTACTCGAACGGATCGAGTTCGTCGGCTTCCCCGTCATCATTGCCCGTCTGGAGGCCAGTCAGGTCGAGATTGTCGAGGTCTGTGTCGCTCACGTCCGGGCTTGCTGGCGGGGTGGCCAGTTCCGGGGCGAGCGAAGGGGTTCCGTTGTCCACGGTCTATGCTCCTTGGGAGGGTTGAGGACTACTGCGCCGGCTGCGGGGCCGGCTTGTTGGCTGCGATGGTGATGGACGCCTCTGCCTGAATTTGCGCGGCATAGGCTCTCAAGCGGGCATCGGACTCGATCTTTAGCCTGGCGGTTCGCTCCTCGGAGGCGATTTCCAATTCCTTCATGCGCTCGTTCGAGGCGATCTTCTGCTCATCGGTCATGGCATTGGACTTGAGCTGCTGATTTTCGGCCTCAAGCTGCTGAATGCGCTGAGCGCCCTCGTCGATCTGCTGCTGGACTTCTGGCGGAATTTGCGGCTGCTGCTGAGCTTCCAGCTTCTCGGCAATCTTGTCCGCGCCGGGCCAGTCAAGGTTCTTGGCCAGTTCAGGAAGAATGACCGGGGCCGACTCCGGATAGGCGCGCACCGCCTCGGTCATCGACGCGGCGGCTTCCTCACGGCGCGTGGTGAAGCTCGGCCCGGTCTCAACAGCCAGATCGTACTTGCCGGCGTTGAGGTCATGCATTCTGAGCGCAATCTTGGCGGACCCGTCCGGGTTCATGGCCGGCTTGCCGTTCGCGTCGAGTTCGGGCGCCTGGTATTCCTGATTGATGGGCTTGTTTTCCGGCATCCCATCTTCACCGAGGACGCGCACGATACGTGGTCCGGTGTAGATCTTCGGAATGAGGTCGATCAGAATGCGGCCGGTGTGCCGAATGGCGCGGTTCTTGTTGTCGATGAAGTGGAAGGTCGCGACATCCCCTTCCCGCTGCCTTGCCAGAATCGCCTTGCCGCTCGTTTCGTTAGAGCGGGCGCCAAGCGAGGCGTCGAACATGCCTATCGTCGACTTGACGTCATCGGCCGCGTTAAGCGCTTCCTGCAATGAACCTGCCGCACCGCCCATATCCATTGGCTGGCGCTGTGGCGCCGCGCCGCCGGCTGCTGCTACGACCTTCGGGTCATATTCCAGAAAGGCATGATTGCGCGAATTCGCTGTTTTCCACTCTGGACCGAGGAAAGCGCCTTTCGGCCCAATGAATGGAGCGCGCGGAGCAAGGCCGACCAGTTCCGTCGCGTTCGACCGCCAGTAATTGTACATGCGCTGCGCATCGATCGCGCTGTGGATCAGCGAACGGAAATAGCGCTTGCCGTCAACGTTGAACTCATCGCCATAGACCGGCACAATCGGGATGAAGCGGCCAGGCCATTCGGTTGTCTTCAGCACCTCGACGCCTGACATGATGCGCTGCGTGACCTTGCAGGACTTCGCAACGCGCTCTTCGGTCACTTCCACGGTGTTCGTCGCGAGAAGCGCGGCCACCTCCGGCTTTTTGGCGTCCTCCTTGTCCAAAACCGTGCCGTCACTGAGGACGATGATCGGGCGGTCGACCTTCTCCCGCTTCCACCACTCAGCGACGAGGACCTGTTTGTCGGTCCTCCAATCGCCGATCCCGGTCCATGCCGCGCCATCATCGACGCTGATCTTGGCTCGGTCGCCATACTGCGCTTCGAACTGCTTGTGCGTGAGCGTGTCGATGACGAACGCTTCGTCCCAATCCGAGCTGTCAGCTTCCGTCGAATTCGGGTCGCCATAGACCGAAAGGGGATTGGCGATGCGGCGGATCAGGATATCGAGATAGGCCGCATCTTCGTAGGCATAGTCCAGGACAACGCGCCAGTAGCCGAAGCCTCCCCACACGGCACATTCGCTGGCCGTATCGTACGCAACATCAGCGTTGGACGTGTACTCAATGTTGCGGATCAGACCGTTGAAGACGTCTGCCGTTTCCGGATCGGCCGAGCTGTCGACCGGATGTACCGAAATGCTCGGCTTGTTCTGGCGCGCGTCGTTGATAACCTGGCGACCGAACGCCTTGAGCTTGTTGATCGTGAGCATGGGGCGATTGTCGCGCGCCCGCATGCTTTTGATGTTGTCTGGCCACTGGTTTTCCAGCAACGCGAAGTCGACATCATCGCGATAGGTCGAGTGGTTATCGTCCCATGCGGATTCGAACTCGCCGAAGGTTTTGCGGCAGAGCGAGGCGAGGTCTTCATCCTCCGATTTGACTTTTGCCATCAGCTCATCCAGCCAAGAGGCCCGTGGGACATCGCGTCTTCCTCTTCCGGCTTTTCCTGCTTGGGCATCTCGTAGGCCACGCACATGAGGCCAAAGGCGTCAGCGCCGTGGCTTGACCAGTCGTGTTCAGGGCCGAGGCCCATCTTGCGCACCGGGTCTTTCTTCTCGTGATACCAGCCGAGCGCCTTGCGGCCGCCTTCGGTGGTCTCCGCATTGAAGTGGACCGACGGGAAAAGCCGGCGCGCTGCCTCTATGCGCATCTTGGCCGCGCCCTTGCCCTGGTTCGGGATCACCAGCGTTTCAAATCCCGCGTCGTCCAACGCGCTTTCGTAGGAGACGTCGAAGACGCGATCGTGTGTCTCGCCATCGTGCGGAAGAATGCAAAGCGCTTTGCCGTAGCCCTTCTCACGAAGCCAGTTGACGTGCGTGGCAAGCGGCTGGCCGACCGCCTCGTAGTAGTCCAGCACGCGAATGTGAGCGCCGACGAACTGGCATATCCAGATCGCGCAGGCATCGGCCTTGGCTCCGGTGCCGCCGATGTCCCACACAGCGCGCAGGGTCATCAGCGGATCGCGCGCGACGTGCCCTATGCGGTTTTGTGCCTTTGCCTCTGCCAGTCCCGTGGCGAAGTAGGCACCATCGACAACCGTCACGTAACCGCCTTCCCAGATGTGGTCGTACTGATCGGGCTGGAGACGAAGGCAGTCGTCGCGCTCTTGCTTGAGAACCGCCGGGAGCCACGGATTGTCCCGCCAATTGGCCTCGACCACCACAGCGCCGGTTGGCATTGCCGTGCCACTCAACAGCAGGTCGACTGGGTCATTGTCGAAGCGGCGGTTCCACGAGAACCAGAGTTCAGAGCCGTCCTCGCGAATGGTCGGGCGAAGCAGGTTGAGCGAGTGCTGCGTTGCAGTCTGCGCTTCTTCCCACCAGGCCCGCTTGAACTTCTCCAGCGACTTGACCGACTCTGCGGTGTAGTCCTGCATGCCCTTGAAGATGATCACGCCGTCCTTTGGCGTCTCGATCACATCGCGGAAGACCTTGAAGCCGTCCGCCTCGCCCAAGCGGTATGAGGCCAGCTTGTCCTCGATCAGCAGCTTGGCCGATTGCGTGAGGTCTTTCTGCACCTCACGAATGCAGACCGAGCGAAGCCCCTCGCCAGTCAGTCCCGGCTCGGCAAGGCTGTCCTCGACGAGGAGGCCGGCGAAGAAATGCGACTTGCCCGACCCGCGCCCGCCTCTTGCGCCTTTATACCGAGCTGGCTTCAGGAGCGGTTGGAATACCCGCGCCGTTGGGATTTGCAGGATCGACAATCACTCGCTCGATACGTTCGACGCGATGCGTCTGCTCAATCGGCCCGCCGTCTGGTCCGCTCAATTCCTGGCTCAGCTTCTCGCCGTAGACCTTGGGGCGCAATTTGCCGGCCATCCATTTGCGAGCATCGATGCGAAGGCGCGAGCGCTGGATATTCTCGCCATTGGCGATCCAACCCGCATCATCTTCGCCACGGCGCTCCATCCAGTCGTTGCGGGCGTTGTCGGCGATGTCGAGCACATCGTCGAAAAGTGCATCGGCCTGCGCTTCTCTGGCTCGCGTGTATTGGTCGCGAAATCCTTCGTGGATGGCCAGCCAGCGGAACACCGTCGATTTGTTCGGCATCCCATCTTCAGCGCAGATCGCGCGAAGGCTCTCACCATCCGCCAACCGTTCGCAGATAACATCTGCGATCTGTTCGGTGAAATCGCTTGGCCGGCCGCTGTGGTCAGCCATCCGCTTTTCTCTCGGCAATGTTATGGATTGGGCGCGGCGCGGTGAAATCCGCCGCCAGGAGGCCGGGGCTTCCCCAGACGCCTCAAATCACCTGAGCTGGATATATTCCTAGGAATTTGTTCTGTCAATGCGCCTGCATTCCAGTCGAGGCGGTAGGTTGACAAAGCGCGAATATCAATTATGTTGATATCTAGCAGCCAGCACAGGGCCGACTGACCTCCAAGGGGAGAAGACCAATGACGAACATTGACTACGTCACCACCCACGCTGCAGCCGTCCTCTGCCTGTCCAAAATGGACAATGACGAGCGCTACGGCGAATTTGGTGCGGCGCTGGACCTCCACGCCGCGAATTACCGCGATGTCATCAACGGCCGCATGACCGATGAGGGAGAAAACGACCATTTCTTCCGCCAAACCGAGCGTTTCTTTCGCTGTCACGGCCTTCTGGTGGAGCGCTCATGAGCGCCGCCGATTGCGGGCGTCTCCTGGCGCTAATCACGCGTCTTGGCCTCTCCCACAGAGAGGCCGCAGTCGTTTGCGGCCTTGGCCACGAAACCCTCTCGCGCAAGCTGGCCGGCAAGGATCGCTACGAAGTGCGCGAGGAGGAAATTGCTGCGCTCCAAGCGCTTAGCGACATGGTCGACGCAAGCGTGGAGGCCTCCATAAAGGCGATGCAGAAGCAGATGAAGACCGCGCCGGCCCCGCTCGATGAGGTTGATTCGATGGTCCCGATCCGCATGGTCCTCTACAGGTCGGACAAAGACCTGCCGGCCAGCGCGGCCGGATATCGCTTCGCCAGCGTTCACCGGATGGCGGTCTCCCGCATCCTGGCCGACCCGTGGATCAAAAAACATTCGACGGGGGTGCCGTTCGACCGCGAAAGCTACGAGACGTTTCTTGCGGGCCGCCGCGACACGTCCGCTGCTCGCGCCGAATGGGCTGCATTGCAGCCGCTCTCGCGGTTCGGCCTGAAGCTCGCCACCGGCAGTATCGGATGGGCTGTCCTCAAGGAAACCCCGGCGAAGACGGCCAAGGTCAAGCGCGGAGTGAGCAATTTTTGAGCAGCAACCATCGACCATCGACATGATTTGAGACCTAGCGGTAGCGACAGCCAGGCCGCTTACCTGATCATCCTCGATGCTGGCTCGCCGCGTAGTCGTTGGCGGCCAGGAGGCGCTGCGCATCACCAGCGCCGGCACCTATAGCGGCCTGCTCGCCGGCCGGCCGACACCGTACGAGTCATCGCTTCGGCGGCTGATGACCCTGATCGACTCATGCCGCCGCTAGATGCTTGTCCAGAGGCACGCTGATGGTGCCCGCGATGTCGAGCTGATCCACGATTTTCTGGAGTTCCGGCTGGCTCTTGGCGAGCTTGCGCAGGTGTTGACGGGCTTTCTTACTTTCCGCCAAGAATTCGATTTCCGTCGTCCGCTCCGCGTCGAACAGCTTGAGCACGTCGAGGAAGTCGATTGCCAGTGGCTTATCGAAGGAGCCGACGACGCCCGCCACGCCGGGCATGTCTATCAGTTTCGGCCAATGCGGATCGCGGACGAAGACATACCCTACGATGAGCGCAAAGCGACGCTGCTTCCACAAGTAGGGCTTCAGCCGATCGCGCATCAGCCGCTTTTCGACCGGCATGTAATAGGTGATACCGGCGTCTGTCAGGACACGCTCGATGGCGCTCATATTCGGGTTGAGGCTGGGGACGATGCGGTAGCCCTTGCGGCTGCGCGTCTTCTCGACCGCGTATTCGCGTTGAGGGAGCTGCGCGCCGGGCTCGGTGCGGATTGCGTACCACGTCATTAGGTCACCTGTGAGAAGGGCTCTCTTGGTCGGCGAGTTCTTCGGCCTCCATGCGAATGACGCGCTGGCCCAATTCGCCACCACGCTCCTTTGCAATCTGCCGAACCGTGTGTTGGATTGCTGAGTGCTTCATGAACGCATTGAACGCAAAGCTTTCGATCATCGCGACCGTCAACATTTCCAGCTCACGCAAGGGGTCGTGCTTCATTCGGTCACCTGCTTTGCTTCACGTGGAACATTACAGACTGCGCAGTGAGCGGCCCATCTTGGCGCGCTTGGCGACATAGGCTCGCTTGCCGTGCAGTATCGTCGTGTGGTCGCGGCCGCCAAGAAAACGCCCGATCCGAACCGCCGAGTGCGTCGTGAGCCGCAGCGACCAGTAGGCGACGAATTGGCGGGCCATGACCACGCGCTCGGTCCTCCTTGCGCAACGCAAGTCAACGCCGGTCACACGAAAGAGCCGACACGCCCGCCGCTCGATGCGCTGATATTTGGTCAACGGAATGAGCTGGACGACTGGCTTCGGACGCGGGCGGGCGGCTTCGTGCTCGGCCAACAGACGCTCGTGCAGATTCCGCACAATCTGCGGCACATTGGTTCGACCGGCTATGCCACGTTCCGTATTTCGAGACGACGCAACGAACATGGCGAACTCCTACGCTGCTGACTTTTCGGGCTTAGGAATGGGTTTTGCCGGACGCCATGTCGGGTCAGGTCCAAACAGGTCGCCGATCTCTGGTCGGTCATCGAGCGGACCTGGACACCAAATCGAGCCGCGCGGATGGATACCTCGATCAATGAGGCCGAAAGCGTAGTCCTTCGTGCATTTGCGTAGCAAAAGCTTGGAAGCCGGCTGGCGGTAGTAGTAAATCCGGCCCGTATAGGCCTTCGTCGCCGGCCGCGACGGAAGCGTGCGACGGACAATGTCGGCAAGCTCCGGAGGATGCGGGCAGAATTTCTTGCTGAGGTCTTCAAACTCACCGCGAAGGAAGCGCCGGATGCCGTGCGCAATCGCCTCGATAGGGAAGCCCTGCAAGGCACCGATGTACCCCATGACCGCCTTCTCAGGGTCGGTTCCGCGCGGGAAGGGCATGGAGTTGAACAAGATTTGCAGCGCCGCCGCGATCTGTTCGTTCGTAGCCGGCGACGATTGTTGGACCTGTGTGTGCTGCATCGGACTCGCCATTGATGATGCGATTGAGAACCGCGTTGTATCCATCGCCCTGATGTGGCGCGGGAGGCGCTGCGGCGCGCGGTGCCTGGGTGATGTTGCGGCGGTACCAGACGCGCCACGTTGCCGGCCAATCGAGCTTCAGGCCCTCCTTGCCTGGCTTTGCCCGCCAGTAGTCGCAAAAGTTCGCCGCTTGGCGCTCTGCATCCTGTCGTTGAACGCCATCGGCAACCGCCGCTTCGATGTCCGGAGAAAAGTCGTCGGGAATGCGCGTCCCTCGGTGCGACCGAGCCGCAGGCGAGGTATCTTTCTTCCCTTCCTTGTTTCCAGATATCTTCTCTGTAGGAAGGTTATCCAATCCGCGCGCTATGCCCTCGCGCGAGTCGTTAGCTAACGTTTGCAAACGTTTACTAACGTTAGGCTCACGTTTGTTTTGCCACCGATGCCACCTCTCGCGGCCTTTTGCCTTTCTGGCTTCATCTGCATCGACGAGCGCTTTGGCCTCGGCATCCATCAGATCCAGCACGCCAGCAATCTGCTCGGTCGACAAACCGAGCGCGGCTAGTGCGCGAAATCGCTCGGCACTGTTCAAGCCGCCACCCTCCCCCGCACGGGCACGCCAAACGAGCGCAGCGCCTCTACAGCCTCATCCAGGCTGCGCACGACCGCCTGGCTGCCATTGCCAGCCGTAAGCCAGTCGCTCCATTCTGTTTGGTCAGGAGATAGCCGGCCGCTCGACGACTTGACTTCAAGCGCCGCAAACCACCCGTCATTGCGCAGGACGAGCAGATCAGGTGCGCCGGGCGTCAGTCCTTCGCGTTTCAGCCGCGCAATGGTCCTTGGATCGGCCTGAAACCGACCGTTGGGTATCGAAATGACCCTGTAGCTCGGCGGAAGCTCGTCGCGCAAAAACGAGACGATAGCGCACTGAGTGCGGCTCTCCTCCCAGAATGAGCGGTTGTCGCGCGCCACGTCTCACCCCGCCACGTCGCATTCATAAGGATCGGCGAGGCCAAGGCGCTTGCTGCGTTCTTGCGAAATCCAGCGGAGCACC